TATTCCACAGCTGAAGGGTGTCCACTTGCATATCTGGCACTGCGTCTCTGTCAAATTCTTTTTGAAAAAACGCTGATATAGGCAATCTAAAAAAGACCGCACCGTTCGGTAACATAATATGAAATAATGTTGCAGCTCCTGCCATAGATGTGAGCCCGAAGACAACACACTCTTCACTTTCTCCGTGATGTTTTTTAAAGTCATAAAGATACTCCTTCCTTACTTGACAATAAATTGGTGGGATATCTGCATTCAATAAAGCCATTACTTAATATCGCCCCAATTTTTTCCTTGTTCATAATCCACTTTGTTTGGAACTTTTAAATCTACTGCTGATTCCATTATGCTAATTATTTCTTCAGCTTTTTCTGGAGATTCAACAGAAATATCCACTTCATCGTGAATTTGTATGTGTGGTATTATACCATTTTCATACAACGCTACCATACTTTTTTTAGTCATATCCGCAGCACTTCCTTGTATTAATTTGTTTAATGCTTTGTATGTAAACGCACGTTTAAGTGGTTCATCATACTCTTTCCTAGCTTGTTCTAACGGTAAGGGTTTAAATATACCAAACTGTGTAGGCTGCCATAGATCAAAATGACATGCACGTCCGCCTAAAGTTCTAATCTTACCACGATCATTTGCTTTACGCGATACGTTATCCATTAGTTGTTTAACAAATGGTGCCTTTGCATGGTATTGTTTAATTAGTTTTTCAGCAGAATCTTTCATCAAACCTAACTCTGCCATCAATTTATTTTTACCCATACCATACATTAATCCTAAATTAATTGTTTTGGCTTGTTTACGTTCGATACCTGCCATGTCTGCAACAACCTGGTGAAAGTCTGCATCACCTGCATTATATGCTTCTACAATTTCATCTACACCAGATAAGTTTTGTAATTTTGCATAGTGTACTAAAATTCTTGGTTCTTGTTGTGAGTAGTCAAACGATCCCCAAACAGTTTTTTCTTCTGGAATAAATATAGATCTAATCATTGGTCCAAGTTCCGGATGCCTCGCTGGAATTTGCTGTAAGTTTGGATTGCTCATAGAGAACCTACCAGTCACGGTTCCACCCTGGTCTGATCGTATTTGATTTATGTCTGCGTGTATTCTACCATCAACTGCATGTTTAGTAATTGAATCTATAAATGTAGTGTGGGCTTTGTTTATCTCTCTTGCATCAGCAATTAATTTTGGTAATTCATGTGGATGGTTTTGTAAAAAGTTTTTTGTAAAACTTGGTTCTTTACTTTTTTCTGTCCTGTCATACGGAAGTTTTAATTTGTCAAAAGCTTTTGCAATACTTCGAGCTGCGTGTATTTCTACATCAATTCCTGTTAAACTTTTGATTTTACTAACAATTTTAAATTCACGATCCATTAAATTTTGTTTAATGTTAGCTGCATGTTCAAGATCAACTCTTACACCTTTGAATCTCATGTCAACTAAACAAGGAAATAGTTTTGTCTCCAGGTTAAATACATCCCAAAGTTCTTCTTTATATAATTCTGTCTCTAATCTTTTCCAAAGTTTAAGTGTAGACTCTGCATCACGCTCCGCGTACTGTCCAACAAAAAGCGCGGGTAATCTCCACATGTCTTTTTTAGGATCAAGTCCATATTCTTTTGCTGCTGCAGTTAGAATACTTTCATCCTTACCCATACCTATATAAAATTTTGCTAGTGTGTTTAACTGATAAGACATTCTATTCTCATCAATCAAAGACGCTGCTATCATTGTGTCAACAATTTTACCCTTAACAATAATACCTGCTGATCTTAACCAACAAACATCGTACATTGCATTATGAAATATAAAGGTAGTATCTACTTGACTACAAATATCTTTAAGCCAGTTTAAAACGAGGTTTTTGTCCATATTTCCACCAGACTCGTGGTGGATAGGGAAATAGCCTGACCAGCCCTCTACGGCCACCGCAACGCCAGCAATGTGGCCTTTTCCAGTGACATTACCAGAGCCTAGCTCTTTTAAGTGTGGATCATTAGTTTCTAAATCGATTGCTATTTCTTTATGTCCTCGAAGATCTTTTAATTCTTCCGGCATAACCCATTCTGTCTCTGGTGTAAACAGAGGTATTTGCGTGCTTCTCACTTATAATCCCTTTCAATAATCATCTCAATAAAATGAATAGCTTTTAATAGGTCTTGCTTCTTTCCCTTATCTCGATGTCTGATTACATATTTTATAACGCATCCCTCCGGATAAAGCAACTCGTTCTCAACTACGAATTTACTGGGCTGTATGACATATTTTTGATAATGACTCCCGCCGTGCTGCTTTTTCCAAACATCACCTAATGTTACCTTGTCATTTATTACACCTTTCTTTTTTAATTTTTTGTATAATTTTTTCATAATATATAAGCTCGATCAAAATCTCTTGGATCCAAGACGTGCAATTCACGCTTCGCTCTCGTCGCTCCAGTATAAAATAATCTATGTAATTCATCTGGATCATAACTAAATGTTTCAAGAGCTGCGTTTGTTATATCTTGCATCAATAAAACTTTGTCAGCTTCTCCTCCTTTCGCTCCGTGTATGGTTGACATTGTTATACGAGGATTTTTATTTAGTGTTTCACCATTCGCCCTCATGTTACGAATGTAATTCTCTGTCATAGAATCTAGTCCTTCAAAAGATTCAAACCAAACTGTTGTCACTAATAAACCATGGTCTTTTTGACAATCTTGTAAAGTATATTTATTATCTGCGTGTAATGTTTTACCTTTTCTAAAACCTTCTAATACATTTGATCCAAGGTATTCGTAAATATTTTTTATCTCTAGGTGATTAAGTAATGCACCATTACGCCAAGACTCCCAGTTATTTAATGCTAATAATAATTTTAAGGATATAGAGTTACGTCCTTTGTATTGATAGTACCAACCCCGCAGCTCACACACTTCTTTGACAGAATCTAGAAAATGATTTGCTGAAGATAATACTAACCAATTGCCCTCACTCATATCTACTTGAGTAATATCAGAATATCTTTTTAAAATTCCATGTTCTTCTCTAGGTTTATAATCTTTATCAAATCTATTTTGTACTTGATTAATTATTTTTTGTGATAGCTCGTGTATCGGTCCACCAGGTATACGATAAGATTGATCTAATGTTTGTATGTCATCTACTTCTTCTTTGAGTGCTATGAAGTGATCCACATCTGCACCGGCCCATTTAAATATAGCCTGGTCGTCATCACCAGCTATGTAAGTTTTTTCTGCACGACTCCATATTTTTCTTACCATTTCCCATTGCAACAAAGATAAATCTTGTGCCTCATCGATAAATAATACTTCAAACTTATTAGTGGTTTCTTTTAATAAATAGTCCTCTATCAAATCATTAAAGTCTTTGAGTCCTTTTTCTTTTTTAAATCTTTTTAGTTCTTCTGATAATAAAAATAATGTGTTTCGTTCTATGTCTAATATATTTTTTCTAGAATCATAATACTCTAGAAGATCCATACGCTTTACTGCTGCTGTATTTATAATTGTAAGGTACTCATTGTCAGAATTAAATGTACCATCACCTTCAGAAAACTTTGCAACCTTTATAGGTATCCCACATTTTTCACCAAACTCTTTGTAGTCTTCACTACCCATCATTTTTTCTCTAGTCATACCCAATTGATTAAATGCATATGAATGTAAAGTTCTAAAGAAAGTTAGATCATTATCTATATCTAAATTAAATTTTTCTGCAGCTCTGTTTGCTGCTTCGGTTGCAGCTTTCTTGGTAAAAGAAAAGTAACCTATTTGTTTTGGTCTTATACCATCTTGTATAAACTCATCGACCAGGTTTAATAGGGTTGTTGTCTTTCCGGTTCCAGGAGGTCCTAATATTATTGTCTTCATATTTTTTTATCTTTCTTTCTAGTATTTTGTTTTTAAGTTTAAGTTTTTCATTTTCTTTTTGTAGTTCTTCTAGTTTTAAACGAAACCGTAAGTGCCAGTTAGCTCCAACATCCTTATCAAACATTAAAAGTTTTCTATTTGATATGGTGTTTTAGAAACAGACGCTTCTGTTTGTTTCATTGTTTTAATTTTAATTAACCTTGGTTGTTGTTTTTTAATTCTTACCCTCTCCTCACATATAAAAATTTCTTTCATTCTCTTTAATAAATTACCGGTTTTAGTTTTATCCATTTCCCAATGATTTCGTTTACAAAAATTATAAAAGTCTTCCATTCTAAAATAAGTAAATTCTTTTTTATCATCAGTAAAAGGTAGTTTATTAAATACATCATCTATTATTCTTGCTGCTTGTCTATTGGTTGTCCAGTCTTGTAATAATCCCGTAAGTTCATTCTCTGGATCTAAAGATTCTAAAGGCTCTACTTCTTGTAAGCCTTGCATCATTGGTTTTAAAAAATGCTGCTTCCAATCTTTTGGTTTAGGTATTGGTACAATTAAATTAGCTTGATCTAAACATGCTAATGCAAATAAGTTTGGACTGTAAAGTTGTTCTGATTTTAATTCTATTCTTTTTTTATCTACACTTAAAAACCATTGTGGTGGATTAGATGAATATTTTGTAAGACTCCCAAGTACAGGCATTTCTTCTTCACCAAAACCTACACCAAATCTTTTTGTTCTACATAAACCCGATTGACATACTGCATTAATAGGTGCATCTTTACATCTATATTTGTCATAACCTTTTCTGTTTACTGATTTAATTAACTGTTGAACCTCACTATTACTTAATGGTGGGTCCATAAATTTCATATTAGCTTTTACAATTTCATCCTCCCAACTATCTGGATGAGATTGTTTATAATAAACTGCTACATTAAATAGTGCATTGTTTCTGGAACCCTCACCAAAACCTGTTGTTGCCAACTTGTTCAAGCAAGGGGGTCCTCCAGGAAATGCTTCTTCTATTTTTTTCTCTTCAGTTCTAATGCCTTCAACATCTTGTCTGGTGCAACTGTTCTTATCATATTCAGTATAAAACTGTTCAATCGTAAGAGCATCACCGTTATCATTGATCGCATAACGTAGTCCTTTCATTTGATTGTAGTAGGGTAAATTTAAAAAGTTACCTGTGTCCCCACGTTCAACAAGTATCTCGGTTTGTTTTGGAAAAATTTCTGACCCTTCATACCCAAGTATGATTGCCATCTCTCTTAATTTTGATTGCATCAATGATGCAGGAATGTTTTCTTTGGTAAATAAAAATACGTGTGCGCCGCCAGACTTACTAC